TTTGCTATTTCTTGAGGTAGATCTACCACTTCACCAGCAGATAATGACTTACCTTGAGCGCGACAGCTTTTTAATACTAAATACATATTAACCTCCAAAAGGAATGTAGCTCCCCACCGAAGCAGGGAGCAATCTCAATTATGCGCCATCGTTACCGAATGCGAATGATTGAGCGTGACGTACAGCCATATCAACAGACTGTAAAGCCACAACACGGATAGTTCCAGACTTGCTGTTTGTGTATGGGTCAACAGTGATGTCAAGACCACCAAACATACCGATAAGTAAGTCTTGGAAGTTACCGAAGTATAGATTACCAGCAGTTGCTTGGTTAGATACAATTGAACGATAGCCGTTAATTGATTGACCATCAGCAACGAACTGTGCAGTACCAGGTGCCTTTTCAGTAGTCTTCAACGCACCGTACATGCCAGCAGGTAAGATATACGCTAAGTTACCAGCTAATGCATTGTCTTCTGCAATTGCAGTCTCAAGACCAACAACTTCAGCAAAAGTAGGGTTAGCACCAGCAAAGTTAGTAACTTGGTTAACACCAGTAGTGTTCAAGATACCTGTAGGCTGACCAGATGCACCAGTACCTTCAAGACCAGCTTTATCAATCGCTAAACCTAACGCTTGAACTAAGTCATCACGGATAAGGTTTTCTACGTCTAATGAGCTTTGGATTAATAACTGACGAGTAACATCAGTGAAAGCACCAAGAGTCTTAGGAGTAAGACGGATAGAACCAACAGTCATTTCTGACTCGCTCGCATCGCCACCTTCAGTCGCAATCCAACTAGCATTCGCAGAAGTTAACTTCTTAGGAATAGCTACGTCACCAGAAAGACCAGTAAGCATAGTTGCACCAGCTTGCATTACAGATGAAGCATTGCGTAATACGTCAACGAAGTCACCAGCACGGTAATCATCAGAGAATAAATCTGACTCATCGCTAGAGTTAAGGTCACGTTGCTTCCAGTTACGTAAAACTTCAGCAGGTAACATGATACCCTGAGCAGTACGACCGTACATTTCAGATGCGTTGCGTGAACACTCAAACTCGAACTCTGCATCGCGTTGTGCGCGTTGGTCATTCGGGTTAGCCAATGCACGGATAGCTTTAACTAGTGAGAAACGTTTGATTTCTTTCTTGTCCATACCGATGTCTTGGTTTTCTAATGCTTGCTTAGATCCGATTGTATCTAATACAACACCACGGAACTGATCGATAGTAGCACCTTCAGCAATTGCTTTGTGAGCTTCATCAGTTAAGCCATGACGTTGACCTAATTCAGCGATTTGTGATGCGTTACGTTGTGCGTCTTTCTTAGCGTTAGCTTCAATTGACGCAATGTCTACAGTGTTTTCAGTAGTCATTTTGATTTCCTCAATAGGTTTAAATTCAAGTTCATTTGAAACTTCACCAGATCGACCCACACCAACTGTCACATCAGCAGGAATTGATACTAGGCTTGCCTCTACAGGTCTCCACTTAGTTGCAACGTAAGTGTCTTTACCTCTTTTCTTCATTTCGTCAATGCCATAACCAACACTAATATTGGCTCGAATACCATCAACGACATCATCGAACGCTTCACTTGCGAGCGCACTTTTTCCAAAGCGAACCTTAGCACGTAGTCTACGTGTTGCAGTGTCGAGTTCAACATCTTGTATAACACCAATCTGCTTTTCTGGATCGTGATCCAAAAGCAACGGTGCGCGACCAGAGCGCAAAAACTCAAGGTCAATATTTTCTTCAGCATGTAGTAAAACCTCATCACCGAATGAGCGAGCTACTGGTTCTTCTGACGATACAGCAATGCTTACTGTACGTGTATCTTCGTCAATAGGTGACATTTCTAATGCCATAGCACGATGTTTAACTTCAGGTGCTTTACGCTCCTCCTGAACCTCTACATCTTGCTCTACAATTTCTTCAGATACGGCAACTTCTTCTACCACATCTACATTTTCAACGTTATCAGTCATTATCTGACTCCTCATTATCACCAACTGGTGTAAAACTGGCGTTATATGGCTCTAATTGGTATTCCACCCCAAATTGCTCCATCAATGTACGGTCACGAGCGATCTGAGATAACAACTCTTCAACGTCCTTACCATACTGACTAGCAACATCTTGTAGCGATAATATGCCTGATTTAAGCCCCATTATAGCACTATTCATTTCTTTTTGTGGATCAACCCAATTCCAAGCACGACCTCTGAACTCCGCAGAGTCACTAAAACGGTCATACTGACGTAATGGGATGCCAAATGAATTAACTTCCATCGAACTAGCTAACCACTCATCGTATATTGGACGCACGAAGTGTTCAATCACGAATGCTTGTATGTTCTTATAGTTATCACGCTCTTCTAATGCACCCTGACGGATACTAGAATAGCTGGTAGCTTCTAAATCGTTAGCTAATGACGTATATGACACGCCTAATCCACTAGCAATACCTTTCAGTACCGACTTGTGGAAGCTGTCAAATTCAGCACTAGGGAAGTCTGGATCAAACTTCTGAAAGTCAACCCCCTGTGGGAGCTGATGAAACGAAGCTGGCTCGGCTTGCATAATAGGGATGTCACCATCATAGTCATCAGCAGTAAAACCATCTCCAGCAGGAGACGTAAAGAAACCCATCTTAGACGCACCGACACGAGCATTAATTACTGATGCTTCACGGAATCCGTCTAACTGCTTTAATGCTGTCATGCTTGGAGCTAACCAAGGCTCACCACGAGTCTGACCAGCACGTAACTGCTTATATATGTGAGTTACACGCTCGGCTGGTATTCTTACATGCTTGCTAGACACTGACTGTGTGGCGTAATCGCTATCACCTTTATGATACGTCAGTAGATGATATGCAACTGGCTTACGAAACTTATCAAATTCCACACCCATGCGGATCTGGTTGCCGTTAGGTAGACGCTCATTCTTCTCTTGATCAACACGCTCTGGCTCAACGAACTCTAGTGCGATTGAATCATGGAACTGTGCGCCACGGTGAGTAATAACAAACACCTCACCATCACGAGCTAATGCTTCGATAACTAGCTTCTGTGCATCAATCCAAGACATCTTACCGTCAACTGTACAGTTACCCTTCTTAGACCACTTTCTAAATGCCATTTCTACAGCATCATTACCAATCTGGTCTAATTTACCGATAGTGTCTACTGCTTTTACCTGTAAAGTGAAACCACGATCACCAACTACGTTAGTCTTGAGCAACTCAAGGTATCGCTTGGCATATTCGTTGTTTCTAGCAAGGTCACGGCTACGATTACGAAGTGACTCTAGTGCAACACGTAATTCTGAATCAGCAGAACGGTTGCTAGCGTTAAAATCACTTAGTAAGCGACTTGTACCAGCACCAGAGTAAGAACGCTTGTGCATTTTAGGTTGGGGTTTCTTCTTAAAAAACTCAAACATCAGAATCGCACCTTAATTGTTGACGCGCCTTGTCTGCCATTCTTAAGCGCATTCTTGTTCTTCTCGCTTGCAACTTCTTTACGGTAGTAATCTCTGGCATCTACTAGCTCTTGGAACGACATTTTAGACAGTGAACGTCCTGCAATCGAATAACTGGAAATATCAGAATCAGCCTTACCCTGAAGTAACGACTCGATCTTACCAACCATGATTTGAGCATGAGTTCGTGGATCAGTATTATTCTCGTCAAGGTCCACATTGATAACCACTTCGCCACTTTGAATGACTACACGGTTATTAGTAGACTTTTGCTCGACTTCTAACTGCCAGTGATATAAACCAGCATCGTAACCTTCACTATCAGATGAGTTAACTGTAAATACGTGTACACCATCTACATCAGTTGACTCAACCTTGATTTCGCTACTACCGCCTTGGGTTAATCTAGCTACATAAGTAAGGTTATAGTCTGCTGGAGGATAAGTTTGAGACAAATCTGGTCTTTTCCACTGACCAAAATCCCCTACGGTGAACGTAGTAGGTTCAGTAGTGGGAGCTGTGCTAACATCAAATATGTTCATATTATCGCCATGAGTTAACAAAATTACGACCAGTACGAGG